CCGGACGTGGTCGCCGTCGTCGACCAAGTTGGCGGCGACACCTGCGTAGGACAGCGGCACGGTGACCGTCGAGGTCACAATGGGGAACTCTCGACGAGCGACCTCGCCTTGAATCTCGTAGGTCAGCGTGGAGTTGTCCACGGTGTTCACGAACGAGGTAAGGGCGCTCATGTGCGGCCATCCGAGGTTGGTGGCAGCGGGGTCGGTGTAGCTCAGGGGGTTGAGCGATCCAGACGAGGCTGTCCCGACCACTTCGTCTGCCTGCTCGGAGCCGTCTTCGTCCCAGGTGTATTCGATTGCAGCTGAGAGGTCGAGCAGCCAATCGTTGACGAGTCGAGGCGCAAGGTTGTTGTAGGCGGCGCCTGCGGTGTAAGACACAGCGTTCGATGGGTCGTCCTCGGAGGTGTACGAACCGGCCGCAACCGAGGCGCTGATCGTCACCTGGCTGATAGAGCGGTTCGTGTTCGTGATGGTACCGATCACAGTGCCGCCGGAGTTTTTGACGTTCGCGCCGATAACCGGCTGGTAGCCGGAATAGGTGCCGGTGGTTCCGGTCGATGCCACGGTGATCTTTGTGACCTCGTTGGAGGTCTTGGAGCCTCGTCGAGGGAAGTCGAAGTTCATCACGAACAGCGGAACTGAGCCGGTGCCGTTCGCCCAATAGCCGTCAATGGCGAAGTCGTAGCCAGCCTTGTAGCCGGCGTCGGAGTAGCCCACGATGATCTGATCCGCTGACACTCGACGAGACAACGGGAACGACGGGGCGAAGACGTTGGTGGCTCCAAGTGCCGTGGTAACGCGATCTGAAACCTGCATCGTGGCGAAGGCCGAATTGACCATGTTCTGTGCACCAGCAATGACGGCATTCCCGATATACGGTCCGTAGTTTGGCCGGGCGATGTTGCCCCAGAAGTAATACTCCGGGTACAGCGACGACGACGGATAGGTCGAGTAGTCGTTTGCCTGATGGCGAGACGTGAAGTAGTCGAAGCACTCCTTGGCGGTGATGTCCAACGTGTGGTTCTTTGTGTCGAATGACCGGGTGCGCACGAGGCCCGCCCAGACCAGTTGGCCGTCGATGTCGACGCAGAGCAGCGTCTTGTTGGGCGTGGTAGCCGTGATGAGCGTTGCCGGTGGGATTTGCGAGCTCTCAAGCGAGATCGATCCGGTCATCTGGCCGGCGTTGTTGAGGCGCTGGCTGAACGTCAAGTTCTGCAACGGAATCTCACCGTGGCTGATCGGACCGTTGCCCAAGATGGCATATCCGCCCGTGGCGAGGGTGTTTGAACTGAGCGACGCCATTTGCACGCCGAACTGCCCGTAGTTCGTTCCTCGAGAAGCGCCGAGCCCTGAGTAAGTCAGCGTTCCGGTCTGGTTGTACGCCGAGTTTGACGTCCCGACGATGGTGACCGAGGTGCCGGCCGACGCAAACCAATTCTGCACGCCCCAGCAGCTCACGATCTTGGTCGTGGTGTTGCCGATGGCACCGCCGAAGGGAAGTGCAGCGTCGTAGGTCGGGTAGAGCCCCGTGATATGACTCGCTTCCTCAACGCCGATCTGCTGTGCCTTCTCCGCCGGAGTCGTGCTGGCGCCAACGATGGCGGTGTCACCGACCGATGGGCCGAGCTGGGTGACGTTTGACAGGCTGAGGAGGTCGTAGGACCAGACGGTGACAACTCCGCTCATGCGAGGTATGCCGGGGCGTAATCGACCTTGAGCGAACCGCTACCGGAGCCGGTCCATGACGCCGAGATCACGGCGGACTTCGAGCTGGACGTCATCATGCCTCCAACGAGGGAAATGGGGTTCGGCCACGTCGGCGCCGTTGCCGATGCGGAGTAGTAGGCGCTGCCGGCCTTGGTGATGGTGTGTAGGTCGGTGTTGATGACGTAGGTGGTCGCCGTCGGCACGGTGCCAGGTTCCACGTTGATGCTCCACTGGGCCACACCGCCGACGGTGCAGGTCACGGTGACGTTGCTCATGCCGGTGCTCGTCGAGGCGAACGTCACGATGGGGTTTATATCGACGTCACCGGCGTAGGTGATCGTCGGGATGGAAACGGTGGCGGCGCTACTGAACGACTGCGTAGTCGACACCGGGTTGCCGTACAACCGAGGGTCGGTGGCGTGGAACCACAACTCAGGGCTTATGCGCCCGGAGTTGGCGTAGTCGAACGTGTAGGGGTATTTGGCGTCCTTGATGCGCACCATGGCAGCCATGACGGGCCGGTTGGGGATCTGAATCCACAGTGGCAGCTCGGCGTTGACAGCGACCGTGTTTGTCAGGTTGGCATTGATGGCGACCTGAAGGGTCTTGAGGAGTGCCTGCGACGTCGATCCACCGTTTTTGAAACCGAGGTCAAGGCTGACGTCGATGTCCCGGCCGGCGAGCAAGTTGTAGCCGGGGAACTCGCCGTGCAAACGTGCTCGAGCAATGTCGCCGGTGTTCAGCATTGGCAGATCCGAGACACCTTGAATGCCGACGATCTCGTAAGCGGTGCCTGCGCCAAAGGTCAGACCGTTGAACTGCATCTGCCATGGGCTGAGCGATGGGGCGGAGTAGCCAAGGGGGAACGCCATTATCGGGCTCCTGCGGATCGAAGGGCACGGGATACGGCAGCTGCAATCTGCTGCGGCGTTGCATTCGTGGTGACGTTGATGTTGAGGTCTCGGGCAAAGGTACGGATGTCGGCCGCTTGCTGCTTCTTGTGGGTCTTATCCCAATCCATTTGCTGCTTCGCCCGTTGAGCAAATACGTCTTTGGGTACCAAATTCTTTTTTGCTCCGCCGACAAGCTTTTGAAATCCTGCAAACGTTGCAGATTTCCCCATCGTCGCCACATAGAGGCTTTCGGAATCAAATTGTTTATACATGGGCGCCAGTTGCATCTTTGACGGATGAACTCTGTGACTATGGTGCCAATGACTTTTGGCCCAGTCCAGATTCTGCTGAACCATGGAAGAAAGCAGTAACGCTGGAGCAGCATCGGCCATAGCACCTGTGACCGAGGCCACGCCACCTTCTGCACCTGCGACCGAGGCCACGCCACCTTCTGCACCTGCGACCGAGGCCACGCCACCTTCTGCGGCAACTGCTCCGCCCTCGGTGGCGGTAGTAGCCGTGTTCACGGCAATTTCTCGCGTGTTGACAACAATTTGTTCGAGCAGGCTGTTTGAACTTGCGGCACCTGCGCCACCACTACCCAATGAGGTCACAGACTTGAGGGCTCCGCCGGCATCCTTCATGGCCGAGAAAATGCCCTTGACCTTGTTGAAGCCCCAGATGATGCTCAACGCAGCGCCAATGCCACCGACAGCCATGCCGAAGTCGGCCACGGCGCCCTTGTTGCGGGTTAGGAAACCAACGAAGTTTGAGACCCAGCCGGCGGCGATGGTGAGCTTTGGAATGAGCCACTCGCCGAGCTGCTTGCCCATGTTTGTGATCTGCGCGTTGAACGCCTGCATTTTGCCCGGCAAGGTGTCGGAGAACCCTGCGGCGGCACCCTTCGTCTTCTGCTGAATGGCGTCAAGGATGGTGGTCGTGGCGTGGGCGGACGAGTTGTATTTTTCCTGAGCATTCTTGACGGCCATTTGTGCGTCTTGCAGCGCCCACTGGCCCTTCACACCTTTCAAGATGTGATTGTTGAGCTCGTACTGCACTCGAGCCAACTTGATCTCGGCAGCGATCACCGCTTGGTGCGCCTTGGCCACCGAGGTTGCAGACCCGGATTGCACGTTCAAGTTCAGCCCGAGCTGCTTCACGATGCGCGTGCTGCCACCCATGATTTTCGCCACGGCGGACGCTGCGTCGGCGAGGCTCATGTGCTTGAGGCGTGCGAGGTCAGCCACCTGACCCATAAGCGCAGTGGCTTTCGCCGTTGATCCGGTAGCGGTAATCAAGGTGGTCAGGGCGACGTTCGTCTGGTCGGCGTTGAAGCCGAACTTGGCCATCGAGTTGTACGAAGCGTCGATCTTGCCCTTGACCTCGTCGAACGACTGGCCGGAGTTCTTGACGGCGGTCTCGAGGTTGGACTGCGCCTGTGCGCCGTCAAGGGCGATCTTCACGGACTCGCCGGCGATACCGACGAAGGCTGCGAGGCCGGCGCCGGTTGCAGCTGCGCCGAGCCCGGAGATCATGCCGAGGAACCCGTGGCCCTTCTTCTCCGCTTCGCCGAACTTGTTGCCAACCTCGGTGAGCACCTTGCCGAACGGCGTACCCATGGACTCGGCGTGTTGGCCGAGACGGGTGAACAGACCGCCGATCCGGTTGGTCGACTTGTCGAAGTTGGACTCCATGTCCTTCGACACACGCTTGGAGACCTCGCCGGTCTCAAGCATGGCCTCAACGGCGGAGCGGTTCTCGCCGACGAGGTGCAGGCGGACAATGAGGTCGTTCAACGCCATTAGAGACCTCCAAGGACTGAGATGGCACCGCTGCGGTCGACGCTGATGCGCTGCATGATGTCTGCCACGGCGTGCTGGACGCCTTCGGCGAGTTCGGTGCGGTGCGCCTCAAGTGCAGGGGCGAGGAATGGGTAGCGGGCTTGGTCAGCCCACGCGGAAGCAGACCCGTCCGCTCGAGGGCGGCCGGGGTGACGGAAAATGAGTTCGCCAGATGCACCGGTAGCGGTCGATGACCTGCGACGCCGGTTGCGTTTGCGACCCTTCTCGAGGTTGCCGATCTCGTACAGACGAGCGAGGACGTTGCCCTTGCCGCCGGCGGAGATGGTGACCGCTGAGCGGTTCGAGGTAAGGCGAATGGTGTGAGCGATGGTGGTGGAGTGCTCCGACGCACGTTCCATGGCGTCGAGCTTGATGACTTCGGCAGCGGCCCTGAGCCGGCGTTGCATCTCAATCCGCAGCTCGGGCGCAGCCTTGTCCAGGGCACGACCGAACGCCTGCAATTGGCTGGCGTCGATGCCGGCAACGCCGGTGAGCTGCTGGCTCTTGAGCGGAGATGCCACGGTCAGCCTCCAAGTGCTGCTGCGATGTTCTGGGCTTGGCGCTCCTCAGATGCGGAGCGGTGAATCATCCCGACGTGCCGTACTCGGTCAAGCAGGTGCGCCGGCTGCACTTCGATGACGTCGGGGGTCCATCCGGTGATCTCAATGATCTGGACGAGTTCCTCCGTGGTCTGCAACCAGTCCGGGAGGTCTGGGTGCTGCATCTGCCCTCTAAGCGCCAGGCTCAGTCGCTCGAGGGCTGCGTAGGGCTCTCAGGGTCCGGGCTGGGCTCAGCGACGAAGAAGGCCTTGTCCTTGGCGTCCATGCAGGCCTTGCCGAGCACGTCGGCGGCTTGGGCGGGGATTTGGTCGTAGCCGTCGGCGTCGACGGGGAACCCGAAGGACCACGACTCAACCATGCACAGCACAGCGGCGATCTCGAGGGCCACGAAGCAGTCGATCTCCTCGTCGGAGACCGCTGCGGTCGTTGGCTCGGCATCGTCGGGGGTTGGGGCACTGACCGAAGCCTCCGCCTCCATCCGCCGCAGCATGGCGCGCTGGTAGCGGATGGTGGCGACTTCGACGGGGAGCCGCTGCTTCCGGGTGACGCTCTCGGGGTTCCGAAGGACTGCGGAGTTGCCGCCGGGCAGGTCGATAATGGTCGGCATCAGGAGTAGGTCGTCCCGCTGGCGATGGCGTTCTTCAAGGTGACCTTGGCGGGGCTGACGCCACCACCGGCAGTCGTTGCGTCGGTCGAGTTGGCAATGCCTTCAAACTCGAACTCCTCAATGACGTAGGGCTTGGAGTCGACGACGATCTTCGGGTTGAAGACGTTGCACTTGGTCATCTGGACGTTGAGGCCGGTGGTCGTGCCGGTGCCCTGCGTCGAGCTGATGACCACGGCCGGCTGGGTGTTTGCGGTGACGTAGTTGTATTGCACGTCGTCGTTCTTCCAGTAGGTCACCTTGCCAGTCACCTGCAACGGTCCGACCCAGATGGTTGCGGGGTCTTGCTGGCCGGTGAGGGCCATGACGTTCTCGCTGTTCTGGCGTGAGAAGTTGATTTCAAACGATTGCGCTTGGCCGACTGCGGTGCCGGCAACGGTGAGGCTCCCGGTCCATGCTGCGAGCGGCTTGAGGGTTGACACCGAAGCGACAGCTGCGGAGCCGGCGTAGACACCGGAGGCACGAGCCATGAACTTCGCCGTGTACGCCATGAGCGCACCGGGATCGAGCGTGAGGGTCAGGTCGGTGAACTTGCCGCCGGCGTAGACACGGGTGTTGAGCCCGTCGTAGAACCACAGCATGACCGGAGTGGGCTGCTGGTTCTTCGTGGCGGTGTTGTCGACACCGAAGGCGTGTTGGCTCGGGCTTCCGGCCGTGTAGTCCTCAGCACCGAAGATGCCGCCGACGAGGTACCCGAAGGTGTCAGCGAACACAGCGCCCGAGATGTCCCAGGTGGAGGTGCGCATGCCTTGGATGGCGGCGTAGGTCTTGACCGAGGAGCCCTGGTAGGACTGATCGAGCAGCTGCGCGTACTCGTCGGCCGGAGCGATCTTCTCGAGCGGCAGGTAGAACGCCGGCGAGTTCGTGGCTTGGAGTGCAACGTAGGTGTTGGCGTTGTGCGACAAGGTCGGCGTCACGGTGATCGTGCCGGTCGTGCCTGAACTCGATCCGACGGTGTAGGCGAGCACCTCGGTGTTCGGACCGTCGATGATGAAGGCGTACCCGGTCGAAGCGATGCTGCCGACCACGTTGCTCAACGCGACGGCCTGAGAGGTCGTCGTGGTGATGGCTGCGCTCGTTTGGCCGTTGATACGGTCCATCGAACCGCCGACCCACGTTCTGAATGAGGACAATGGCATCTGGGTCTCCTAGTTGGAAGGGTCCGGGGTGGACGGGTCTGTCGGGGCTGGCGCTGCCGGGGCTGCGACTTCCTCGAAGAAGTTGGGGTCAGGGTTCTCGTCGGCGGTGACGATTTCGCCTGGCTCGACCACACGACCGTCGAAGAACCGACGCTCGTAGGGGTAGGTCATTTGGAACTGCGCCATAAGTCCTCCTAGAGGGTGGTTTCGGCGTGGACGGTGATGACGATGTCGGTTTGAACACCGGCAGGTTCTTGGATCGGTGCGGGTTCTCCGCCTCGTGTCCCAGAGGGATAGCAAACCTCGACGAGCCCGCCGACGGTGGGGTCGTTGCGGATCGCCGTTTCGACGTAGGCGGCGATGACCCATGCACGGTTCATGCAGGTCGCTCCGTCTTCGTTGCTGTAGACCGAGACGTGCACGTCAAAGTCGTAGGACTCTCGCAGGGTGCCGGCTCCGAACCCACCAGTGAACGACTGGAAGGTGGAGACGCGGTTGACCTCACCGGGAATGTAGACAACCTCGTCCTCGACGTTCGGGCCCGGTGTACCGAGGCAGACCGTCATGGCGCCGGCGTTTGAGTCGGCGGCAACGACCGCAGCGATGTCGGCCAAGATCGCCTGGACAACCTGTGGAGCGGTGGAAACCGGGATCGCCACTAGAAGACCGCCGGTGGCTTCTTGGAGGGCAGCAGCAGCTCACGAACACGGTTCGGGACGAAGAAGCCCATGATCTCGCGTCCGGGCTCTTGGTCGTCGACCTCGTAGCCGGGGATGCCGATCTGGGGGCGTCGACGCTGCGTCTGGCTGTAGTTCACGCGCAGCAGCTCGAGGGCGCCGAGCGTGATATTGGGCTCGATGGTTGCCCGGCCGGCGTAGTAGGACACCTGCACGGTCTGACGCCCCGGTGTGAATGCCGTGGTGCCACCTCCGACCGTGCGACGGACGATGCGACCAGTGGCGAGTTCGACTTCGCAGCTGTAGATCTGACCGTGGCTCGGGTCTTGGATGATGGCGAGGGGCCACGCAATCGGTCCGACGTACTCGGTCACGGCGATCACGGCCGAGACCGGACGCTGACGCAGGATGACGGTGTCAGTGCCGCCGTCGTGCCATTCCTCAACAACCTTCTGGATCACGGGGCCGACGATGAACTCAACGACGGGGCCGAGGCCCTTGATCATGCGCACGATCTTGGCGTCGTCGGTCTTCATGGTCGCCGGGATGTTCAGGTAGTCCTTCGCCTCGGCGAGCGAGATGATCAGGTTGCCACCTGCGGTTGTCAGGTTCTCCTCGACGAGCACGTCGATGTAGCCGTCGGCCGGTGCGGTCTGAATGGAGCCGTCGCCGTAGGTCACGACGAAGTTCGCCATGAACTGCCCCGCCGTGGCGGTTTGGGTGCCAGAGAACGAAAACGACACGGTGCCGGCCGAAGCATTGGTCACGGTGGCGCTGGCGTTGATTGCCGGCGTGCTCGAGGTCAGGGTACGCATCACGAAGTTGACCGTGGCACCGGTGAGGTTGAGCGCCGCACCTGTCGCATCGGTCAGCGTGTAGGTCAGTGCAGGCTTGGTGTCGCCCTGCCGAATGACGAAGTCGTACCCAGGATTTGGCATCAGATGAACGTGACCTCGGTTGTGCCGGTCGTGGCGGCGCTGGCGTTGATGACCAGCGACGTCGCAGACGAGGGCAAGGGGAGTGCTACGAACGGGGCGTAGACGGGGTTGCCAATGGTCACTCCGCCGCTGTCCAAGTTGGTGCGGACCTTGATGGTCTGCGTGACCGAGGACGGAATGACGATGAGCGCAGCGATGGCGCCCGAAGGAATGGCGATGGTGTTATCGCCAGATGCCAGGGTGACGTCAGCCACCGTCCCGACCGTCGTGCCGTTCGTGGCCGACAGTGGACCGATGATCTTCTCGCCGGTCGGCATGCCGACAACTTGGCCGGTGATGGTCAGGGTGCTCGACATGACTAGGCAGTCGGCGCAGCTGCGGTCTTGGCGGCAGGTGCTGCGACTTCCTTGACGTGGGTGCCGGGCTTGATGCCGAGTTCGGTCTCGATGCGAGCGAGTTCGGCTTCGATGTCCTTGACGCGCTGCTCGGTGGCGGTCTTCACTTCGCCGACGACGTGCTCAACGAGACCCTTGACGTGGTCGTACTCGTTCTTCAAGCCTTGGTAGTAGGACTTGGCGCGCTCAACGGGCGTGGCTTCCTGAATGGTGGTCATGTCCATGGGGGTTCTTCTCCGTGTTTGATGGGTGGACTGGTGGGTCCGCAGAGCGCCGGGGCATTACGGCGCTCTGCGCACCCACCCGAGACCCAAAGGTCTCGAGGGGTGACGCACTGAGTTGTGAGCTCAGTTGGGGCCGACTAGTAGCCGGTCGGAGCCGTGAGGCCGGTTCCGCTGATGACCGACACCGACGAGGCGTACCGGGGGAGGAACGCGACGTAGTTGTAGACCTGGAAGCGGACGCCGAGCGTGCCGGAGAGCACCTCGGGCAGGACGCGCATGCGCATCGAGCCTTCGAACCAGAGCAGGTCGTCTCCGCGCACGGCGTAGACCTCGTCCTGGTTGGTGCCGGCGCCGTAGTTCGAGGCGATGTTTCCGTCGATGGCGACGGGGACACCGGTCGAGAAGTTGGCGACGTAGCCCTCGGCAGCTGCGGCCTCGGAGGTTGCCATCGTGTTGAAGGCGACCTGCGACGGCACGACGAGCGGACGGTTCTGGCTGTCAAGCGAACCAACGAGCCAGAAGTAGCGGCTCGGGGTCATCCACAGCGTCACGCCGTCGACGCGCTTGCGGTTCTTGGCGATCTGCGAGACCGCTTGGAGCGCAGGCGTGAACATCTGGTACCCAGAGGGGCTGGACGCCGTGAAGGTCACCGAGTTGGTGCCCGACAGAGCGTGGATACCCGTGATCTGGCCACTGGACCCGGTGCCGGCAAGCGCCTGCAAGTCGCACTGCTGGTTGTACGCAGAAGCGAGGTCCTGGAAGATCACCTGGTCGAGGAGCCCGTTCGGAGCCTGCTCGAGCAGCTGGAGGCTGATGTCCTCTTGGCCGGCGATGGTGCGAACCGGAGCGTTGACGTAGCTGGCAACGAGGTCCGTGGACGACACCGAAGCGTTGTCTGCGGTCTGGATGGCAGCGGACGTACCGGTGGTCACCGACGGGATGTTGATCGAGTTCGTGCCTTCGGGCAGGTCAACCTGACGAAGGGAGTTCACGAAGGGGCGACCGAAGCGGAGGTACTTGATCCACTGGTCTTCGAGCCACAACGGCGGGATGAAGTAGCCGGCGGAACCGGTCGTCGAGCCAGCGGCACGACGCTCGAACGAGGCACCCTGCACAGCGGCACGCTGCTCGGTGCTGCGCTTGGCGCTGCGACGAGCGAGTTCGACGTCCATCTCCTGTGCGTGGCGCTCGAGGCGGGCACGGGCGTCGCCGGGGTTGCCACGGCCAACGCCGGATTCGGCGAGGGCGAGGTCGGCGTAGTAGGAGGTTGGGGCGTGGCGCTCGTAGGTGAGCGGCTCGGCCTTGACGGACACAACGGGGGCAGCGCCGGCGGCGGCCTTGCGGGCCTCGGTCACAGCCTCGATGTCGGCGATGCGGTCGGCGAGGTCACGCAGCTCGGCGGTCAGACCGTCGAACTCAACGCGCTCTTCGTCGGTGAACGAGCCGTCACGGCTCTCGGCTGCGGCGAGGATTGCTTCTCCGCGCTCAGCCTTAGTTGCGCGCTCGGCGCGCAGCGTCTCGATAAGAGACATGGCTCACTTCCTTTCAAGAAGTAGTTGGGTGGGTTGGTTCATCGGGCTGCTGCCGAACGAACTCCAAGGCAGGGGACCGCAATGGCGGTGCTTACGTTGGGGCGCAGGGTGCTGGCGCGAATCGGTACTGCGGGTACTGCGAACTAGGCGCTGAGGAGCGCCAACCGGCGACGTGCGACCTCGAGGTCGTTGCGCACCGGCTCGATGGCTGCGGGAGCCAGCGAACGGATGAGTGCGAACCGCTCGTCAAGTGCCAGAAGCACCTCGTCGGTCAGTTCGCCTCGGGAGATCAGGGAGTCGAGCGCCTCAACGAGCTGCTCGGCAGACGCCTCACGGCCAGCCTCGCCACGGAGCGAAACGAGGCCGGCGGTGTGAGGGTTCGCGCCGTAGTTCACGGCGGAAACGTCACCGTGGTGAAGGTTCACTTCGGTGATGGACCGGTCGGTGTAGTCCTCGTTCCACACTTGG